TGTCTAAATGTATTATATATAATATATCTTTTACCCCTCCATAGATTCCTAAGACTAGAGTTTATTAAAAGATATGCTATACAGTACCGTATAATAATATATATAATATAAATATAAATGAAGATTATAATATAATACCACAAATATTATTTATTAATTAGTGACAAAATAAAAGGTTTTATTTTATGCAAAATTAAATTTGACAAGATATTAAAAACTGTGTTAAGGTATCAGCAACAAAGAAAACAGAATACTTTTTTAATTTGAGTTTTAGAGAATGTACCCGAACACCCGGAAGTTTTCCGGGAATAAGCTTTACCTGGTGACATTCTCTTTTTTTATTTGAAAATTAACGTGTTAAAGTGAGGTGATAATATGAAAGATAATACAGTAAATGTACAAGACGTAGATATCTATTTAGATAATATTAATATATACGCTGATGAATATATAAATACTGTATTATGTATATCACCAGACAACGAAAATTATAAGAAAGAAGTATCAGATAGCTTTGTAGATATGATTTTTTATATTGCAGATCATATACAAAAGCCAAGTAATGACAATATAGAGCTATTAGATAAAATGTTTAATACTTATGTGAGATTATGCAGTAAATATCATGTATTACCAACCCTAGAAGTATTTAGCTTTTTAGTTGGGATTAATCGTACAACGTTTACTGACTGGATGAATGGAGTGTATAGAACAAACTCGTCACATGGTGACACGGCTAAAAAATGGTTTGATATTTGTAAAAACTGCGCAATCAATAGATTGCATAATCAGACCGGAACAAATGCGAATTTGATATTTGTTGCAAAAGCCGCATACGGTATGGCAGAAACTGCACCAGTACAAGCCGCGCAGCAATACGGAGTACCACAGCAGACAGCTCAGCAGATCGCAGAGAAGCACAAAGCAGCCTTGCAGCTTCCAGAGGTGGAAAAGCCGGAATTGTAAAGCCTGAGAAACACACAGAAGCACTAAAAATGTACATGATAGACGGACAAAAGGCAGTAAACGCATGGAATCATACAATATGCACAATAATGACGATTATATTTGTGCATGATGTATAGATTTTTAAAGAGATCTATATAAAAAACAAGTGTTTATCGTATAGATACATATGTTCGAGAAAATACGTTCGGTAAATTCTCCTTGACCACTGCCGAAGGCATCCGACAAGCAGCGACCAGGCAAGGACAGCGGTTCCCATGGGGCGGCGGGCTGACTTGCCAGCGTCCGTACTGGATGATCGGGAGGGGGTATATATAAAACCCCAGTCAGCGGTAGTTACCACCAAAACCACTCGAAAAAACAAAAAAGCTCTCCTTAACATGGCAGGGATAGTGATTGCAACACGACAAGCAGTAAGCCTTAACTGTTTCTCTGCCATACTAAAAATAAGGCAATACCAAGAAAGGCAGGTATAAAACATGAAGATAGGATACGCAAGAGAATCTGGATTATGGTTCCCGTTGGAAGCAAAGAAAAAGATACTTTTGAACGAAGAAATCGACTCGTTTATTTTCGATTTGGCAGATGAAAATAATAATTTTAGACTTCTTTGTGAAAACATGAAAAAGGGTGATTCATTAATTATTTGCGGGGTTGATGATATTGGAAATACCAAGAATGAAATCGAAGAAATATGGAGACGGCTTTGTAATTTGGATATTGAAATCTATGTACTCACAGCTCCGACGTTGTTTTACAGTGAAAGCATGACACTAGAACAATCGTTTATAAGAGATGTGACACGTAGCGTACTTGCTTCTCAGGTCGAAATTGCTAATCAGAAATTAAAAGCAATAAACGATTTGCGATAACTGATAACATTCGCAGAAAGGTAGGCACAAGATGGAAAAAATAGTAAGCAATGACGGATACCTTCAATCAAGGTTGATGGATATAGCACAACAGCTTTTGAATATTTGTAACGAAACCGGAATTTCAAATATTCAACTCATGACATCATCTTGGGAGAATGGGAAAGGTATTACGCTTCCGGCTAAAGCCGATGACAAACCGATTCTTTCCGTAAAGATGGATACTACCTATGAAAAAGCATAACCCGCAATCCGAATCCATCCGCATCCGATTTTCCGAAAAACAGAAAAAAAGGCTCCTGGAAGAGAAGAACCGAACAGACAGGAGCGTATCGGACATTGTGAGACAGGCAGTTGATGAATATTTCGGGAGGAAAAGACGTGCTTAAATTTTTCTTAAAAAATAAAAAAGGCGTTTCTGAATCCCAAGGCTTTAGTTCAGAAGAAATAGCGCATGGCGTGTTCAGAGTTGAAAAGAAAACAAATTATTTTCATAAAAAAGCAATTTGTAAAGACGGAAAGTTATACAACACCGAAACAGCAATAAAAGTTATCGAACTTGATAAAGAAAAAGTGAATTTGTTTGGTTCATACCGGATGAGAACGTATTTTATAACGGCTAAAGGAAACTGGTTTTCTTGCTACACGCTTGTTGAAGCCGGAATACGTGAGCATATGAAACAAGTAGGCGACATTGGTGTAAAAGTCGAGGAAACAGATGTTTCCTATTTAGATTTGAAATTGGAAAGCATTCAAGAAGTTAAGGAAAAATTAGGTTTTGCCGATATCGACCTTTACAAGAAATATTTTCGGGGAGGCGGAAGAGGGATGAATTGTTTTTTATACATCATTGGGAATGATGTTCGTAAATGTGAAAAAGAAGAAGATATTCCAAGAGAAGCTATTAGAACACTTAAAGTACAAAACGGAGAAGTATTTTCAAAGGAAAACGGAGAATGGAAAAAGTTATACATGCTATACGCACCAATAAGTGATAACAAGGATAGTCTTCCCGAATCCCCCATTGATGCAGCCTCTATGCTTATCAATGCCACAGTAACTAACGAACTACCGACTGAGAAAATTCCACTGTCTCCATTATTTGAGCAGAAAACATGGGAAATTCCAAAATACAACATTCTGCAGTTGGAAGAGATTGCGAAACACCTTCTTCTCTACTGTGAAACTAAAAGAAAGGGGTACGAAGATGCCTTTAGTAAAAATCACAAACCCCAACCCATATGATTGGCGTGGAACAAAATGTTTTATTGATGGGAATAAAGTTCCGAGAGTGAGATCAATAGATTTTCATGTAGCCGTAGACGAAATTCCGGTATTTGAATTTGAAATGGCGGCTGTTCCAGACATCGAAATGGAGTGTTTGGCACAAATCAGTGTTACTTCTCAATCAATTACTGACGCAATTTGTGTTTTAAGACACGAACTGTTACAGCATGGAGAAATTTACAATGGCTTCAAATCAAGCCTAAAATCGGCTTTAGAATCATACAATTACTGTGGAATGCCATTTGAGCCAGAGGAAGAGATTGCAGAAAAAATTCTGGACTTCTTAATTGGGGAGGAAAAAGAAAATGAATGCACTTAATGTAATCGGAACAGCTGTAAATCTTGCATTTTTCGTTCTGGTTCTTGCCGGCACTTTGGCTATACTGGACGAAGAAGGAAAGACAAGCGTAATACAGATTTTATTCTGCATTTGTTTAGAAATATGTTTCGCACTGAATGTTTTCTTAATTTGCACGAGGTGACAAATGTATTTACCGATTCCAATTGGAATTATCCCGATCGAGTTAATCGAAAGGGTTAAATTCATAAAAGCGCCGCTTCGACTTAATCCATGTAGGCTCGGGAATGCCTATGAAAGTGATAAGTCGAGGCATCCAGAGTAGCGGAAGCTCTTATTGATGAATACGCCAGGAATTATTGAATATTTAGAAAAAGAAAATTTCCATCCTGGAAAAGAGTAATCGGTAAGAGCGGAAAATTTATATACTTGTTTAGCTTAATATCACGACTTCCCCGGTCTTAATGGTGCGCCGGGGTTGATGGGCTATCGCCAAATGGTAAGGCATAGGATTTTGGTTCCTATATTTGTCGGTTCGAATCCGACTAGCCCCGTTTGCAATATGATAAATATTGCAAAATTTTCTTTTTTCATACAACTTTCGCTTCGGTCTTCTAGCCCAACGGGTCTGATTAAAGGGGCTTCAAATGTTCCGGAAGACCTTCTGAAATCTAAAAGCGTTTCAGAAAACCTTTGTTGCAGCTGGCGGTCAAGAACTGCAACAGTGCCAGAAATAAATCTATGGCGGGCTTATTTCTGGTATCTCAGGAAGCTTAGTTCAGCGGTAAGAGCAATGGCCTCATAAGCCGTAAGTCCTGGGTTCGAATCCCAGAGCTTCCATTTCTTCTAAATGCCATTCATCCGTAATATGGGTGGAAAAAACTTCCAGTTGAGCGTGTGGATTAGGTAAATTTATGTGCGATACGGCGTAGCCTAAATGGATCTGATTTCCCGGCTGGTATATCTCGGAGTTAAAAATATTAACGCAGCGCACGTTAATAAAAGGAGTTTTCAAGAGATGCCGTTCAAAGACGCATAAAAATATCCAGTGAATCTACGGCACTAAAACTTGTAGATAGTGGAAAGCATAACACGATAAACCTATTGCTAACCCGGTTTTTCCGGGTTCCGGCAGGATAGAGAAGTGGAATCTCGCAAGGCTCATATCCTTGAGAACGGCGGTTCGAATCCGTCTCCTGCAATTCCATCTACCAGGTGTAGATAGGATATCTTACTTTAGCATAGCTATTGTTGGTTTTTAGACGAGGTAGCTCAATTGGACAGAGCAATGAGAATATTAGTCATGTTTGTGACTATAACAGCAATTTACTCCATTACAAGGCATAGGTTGGTGGTTCGAATCCATCCCTCGTCACTGCCCCGGTTATCGGTTACGGAAAACCGATTAGAACATGTATGTGTTCTTTACTGCAAACAATTTTATAGGTTCAAATCCTGTCGGGGCAATTATGTGGTGCTTACAGCAATTATTCTGGATATGACTGTTAATCATAAAACCAAAAAGCATCATGAAAGTTAAGGGACGCTTACAGCAACTCACTTAAATAAAATCTAATTCGTATATTTTATATTTTTCGTGTCCTGAAAGGAGAAGAAACATGGATTTTGCAAATGCAATGAAACAAGAAAAAAAATTTACAAGAACCGAAAACGGAGCAGTTGCGCTGAATACTACAAGCGATGCAAGACTTGACCTGTTCGGAACTATTGGTGCATTGAGAGAAGCTGATGAAAATAGAATCACCACTTTATTCTCAGAAGCATTTGCACAGGATAAACTCTTTGCCACAAAGATTGCTTTTTATGCAAGAGATATTCGTTGTGGGCTTGGAGAGAGAAAAACTTTTCGAACCATTATCCGTTACATGGCTGAACATCATCCAGAAGCACTCAGACCGAATCTTGATTTGATTGGAGTATTCGGGAGATACGATGATCTGTATGAACTGATTGAAACACCACTTGAAGATGACATGTGGAAATCTATGAAGAAACAATTTGAGGAAGATTTGAAAAATCTCAATGATGGAAAAGCAATTTCTTTACTTGCTAAATGGATTAAGACTGCTGATGCAAGTAGCAGAGAAACTAGGAAGTTAGGAATCTTGACTGCACAGAAGTTGGGTTATCCAGTCTACAACTTTAAGAGAATTGTTCGTAGCATGAGAAAACAGATCGGTGTTGTTGAAAGCCTTATGTCTGCCGGTAAATGGAATGAGATTGAATATCCAGAAGTTCCGAGCCGTGCAATGATGATTTATCGCAAGGCCTTTGCAAAACATGATCCAGATGGATTTAATGATTTTATTAATAAGGCTGATAAAGGAGAAGTTAAAATCAACGCTTCAACTTTGTATCCTTATGACATCGTGGAAAAAATCCTTTACGGACGAGAGAACAATAAAGTTCTTGAAGCACAATGGAAAGCACTCCCAAATTACATAGAACAGGGAACAAACGCTTTGATTATGGCTGATGTATCCGGTTCAATGTATGGAAGACCAATGGCAACATCAATCGGATTGGCAATATACTTTGCCGAAAGAAATGTTGGGGCATACCACAATTTGTTTATGACATTTTCGAGCAATCCAGAAACAGTTGTTTTAAATGGTGAAACCCTTTCACAGAAAATCAATAATGCTAAAAGGGCTGATTGGGGCAATAGTACAGACCTTAAAGCTGCATTTGAAAAGGTGCTTGATATAGCAGAAAAAAATAATATTTCACAGGAAGAAATGCCGAAAGCTATTGTCGTAATTTCTGATATGGAAATTGATTATTGTGGAAATCGAAATTGGTCGTTTTATGATAAAATGGCAAACAAGTTCCATAAAGCCGGATACGTTATTCCAAACATTATTTTCTGGAATGTTAAAAGAAGACATGACGTATTTCATGCGGATTCAAAAAGAAAAGGCGTTCAACTTGCAAGTGGTCAATCTGTAACAGTTTTCAAACAAATCTTACAGAATCTTGGATACAATCCGATTGAAGCTATGGAAAATGTAATTAATTCAGAAAGATATGATTGTATCAAAGTGGAATAAATAAAGGGTGAAAATCAACTCAGTTTCTAAACTGACCGTGACAGGCGGTGATATGAAACATAGCTCAGTGGTAGAGCAATGATATTGAATATCATGTGACACAGGTTCGATTCCTGTTGTTTCTATCTGGCAAATTGCCATTGCCAGAAGTTGCATTTTCCCCCTTAAAGTTCCAGTGTTTCTCGTTGGGAGATTTATGCCGTTCAAGTCGGCACACTGGATTTTGAATGTAAGGTATAAGAAATGAGAAAACCAATTATTTTATACATTGCACCTACTAGAAGAGATGTAGAATTATTTTTACGTACAACATTATTCCAAATTAAAAATGAACTTGTTCTGAAAACTAATTTTTCAACTAAAACTATTGAAACAAAAGATTACATTGTGAAAGCAATTGCTATTGCGGATTATCACATTTCGCACGGACTTTATCCAATAAAATATTTTCTGCAAAGCGAATGTACATTTACAATGCGAATATCATTAATTTCACCTATGTTTTTTGCTTTACAGACTATAAAAGACCATTTTTTGCCATGTACAAAGGAAATTAACCAAGAACAGCTTATTAGTATTCTTAACGGAATTGATGAGGAGAAAAATAGTTATGGAAATTAATTGCAAAACCTGCAGAAAACATGATAACTTCACATGTGTTTGCTTCAATGGTGATAGTGAGCATTGTGCAGACTTTACGAAACCAGAGTGCTGTTGCGAGTTTTGGGAGGGTGTTGGAAATGAACAAAATATCAGTATTGTACATTGCAGTCAATTATAAAGACGCAGATTATTTTCTAACAGAATTATTCGATAAAATACATAACATAACATCAATAATACAGTTCAATAAGAAAACACTTATTTTAGAAACGGAAACATGCATTGTAGGGACTTTCATTATTAATTCACCTCATAGAACAAAAACACTTCGTAGTGCTGCCAGTTATTTTTTGCAAAGCGACAAACCGTTTGAAATGCGAATAAGTAGAATTGATGAATTGTATAATTCTTTGCACTATGGAGACTTATGGCTTGAAATTAATGCGAAAGAAATTACAAAAGAACAGTTTATTAAAATATTACTGTACGGAGATATAAAATGAAAGTTTTTGGTAAAGAAATCAACGATGAATGTTCCAAGTGCGGAAACATTCTTGAATGCGAATTGTTCAGACAAGGGCATGGCATAAAACAGGAACGTGAGAACATAGCTAAAATGATTGCCTGTCAGATGAAGCACAGGGAGGAAAGAGAGAAATGATTAAAAAACTTTCTAATTTTTGGCTCAAAAGAAAAACGGACAATCTTACAAAAATTCCTTTATTCATTATGATGTTCAATTGGAGAAAGTTTCAGAAAGATGGGAAAGATGGAAGCTGCTTGTTATATGCGCTTCACCCAGATATTGCAAAGGATGTATTTTTGAGAGAAAAGTTGCAAGAGTGCGTAGATTATATCCGTGACAACTACGATATGGAAACATTTACTAAGATTTGAGGAGAATGCCATGAGAATTGAAGATTTAAAGAATTGGACTGTAGATCAGCTAAAAAATGAAGTTGTTCGGTTATCTGATGAATGCGAGAAGAAACAACATGAAATTTTGGATAAAAATGATAAAATCAATGAGCTTCAGGCTGAACTTGATAAAATGTGCGATTACAACGATGACTTAAAAAGGCAGGTGCGTGAAAATGCAGATACGCCACTTTATGATGAATCTGTAGAAATCGCAAAATGTCGCAGACAGCACCAGGATGATTGCATTACAATCAATCAGCTGCAGACCGCATTGGATGTCATTGTTGACCGATATGCGAATTTACGGAAAAACAAAGGAATGTGCTGATATGGGTGAAAAGGAAGAATTAAAGCATTTCTTTACATGTAATGGAAAAGTTATTGAAACAATACCAGAGATTTCAATTTCGGATGGCGTTGTTATCAAAGGTGGTATTCTTCACAAAAATGAGGATGGCACACTTTGTAGCATAGGCAAGCCGTTAAGTATTGAACTTGAATGTAAATTAAGTAATGAACTATTTTGGACACTAGTTGCCCCAAATCGAATAAACCAGAATAATTTCCGAAAAAAGCATGGCATTCCGAAACGGAGGAAAATTAATGGATCAAGAAAAAACAAAAGGTTGTCCAGAATGGAAGACACAAGTACAACAGGCACCTGCCAAAGAAATTGTTGACTTTGCAAAAGCACATCCATGCGATTATATGAGAAAATGCTTAGAGCAATATCCGTATTGGGGAAACCAAGACAATGGTTTTAATAGGAAGAAATTTAAGGAGATTTTTAATGAGCATTAAATCAGCATTGGAATCCGAAGGAATAGATTTTTCTGAATACATGAACCCACCAGAACCATGGAATGGACAGGCATTGATACGAAATATTAACGGAACGAAATACGCCTGTTGTCCTTTTTGCCAGAAGAAAGCACTTCTGATTAGCCCAAACACGAAGATTCAGCACTTGAAGTTGAAATGCAAGGGTAGTAATTGCAAGAAAGAATTTGAGGTGAATGTATGATATGGAACGAAGAAATATCCTTTGATGGATTCCAAAAGAAGATTGATGAGTGGTACAAGGATAAAGACTTTGAACTGTGCGACCCACCTGTCAGTGCTCAGTTTGCTTTAGACTTAATCTTCAAGACATTAGTAGATGATAGAGAAGATTATCCATATCTCACAACTATGTCAGAAAACGTAGAACAGACAAATAGCATTATGCTCGATTTAATTCTTCGTAAATACAGTCGCAAATACAGAAAATACTTGAAATCAAAAAGAAAGATGGTGACCAAATGAACAAAATCAGAAAAATATGTTGGATAATTGCGAATTTCATAATATCCAAATGGGTAGCAGATTATTTGATAGCCACAATTCAAATGATGATTGAAAATCATTGGGGATTTTCTGCAGTACCATTACTGTTTATGGCAGTATTCGCAGAATGGAAAGTAATTGAAAATATTTTTACGGAATTAAAAATATGATTTTATCAAGAAAGGATATGTATGACAAAACAAGAAGCCGTAGTAATTGAAACCTATACAGGAATTTGTATGCTTACAGGTGATGACAGAAGACTTGCATACGAATACGCAGAAAAACTTTTAGGTCATCCGATATATACACATGAATTTCCAAAATATGCTGACAAGCTGAAAGAACTTAGTAAGCCAGATTTTATTGAAATTTGTAGAAAGTTAGGTGATTGAATGAACCCAGTATTTATATTTCTAGTGGTATGCGGAGCGGCAGTAGTATGGTTCCTGCTTTACAAATTATTTCAACCACTAGGTAAATTATTGAACCACATTGGAAGAAATGCTATTGATGAGTTAAATAAAGACGAAAGTCAAAAAGAGGAGGATAATAAATGAAAAAAGGACTTTTAGGTGGAATTGGATTAGCTGTTGTAATCATTGCAGGACTTATATGTGTTGCAAAGTGCAGTGTGAGAGTTCCGGCTGGTTACATTGCGGTAGAGTACAAAATGAACGGAGGAATCTCTAAGAATGTACTTACACAGGGATGGCATTTGATTTCACCTACAGTAAAAACTTCACTGTATTCCGTTGGAATCGAGCAGTCTTATCTTACATCTGAGGATAAGGGCGATTCTCCAAAAGATGAAAGCTTCAAGACACCAACAGCAGATGGTAAATCGCTTCAAGTTGACCTTGAATTTTCTTATAAATTCGATCAGAGCAGAGTAA